GTAGCGTTTGCACCAGGTACGCAGATTTGGTGGTGACGATGAAGTCGCCAATCGCGATGCCGTCCGCCCCATCAGCGTACAGTTTGCAAGGCGTGTAGGGCTGCTTGCGGCTCATTGCGCCTCCATGCACTTGGCGTGGCGGTTAAGTTGTCGTTGCCAGACGCCCCAGCAGCGCTTGTTGCCTGGCGTGCTGCAGTCGTAGCCGGCGGCGAAGCGCCACTTGAGCAGCGCCTTACACGCTGCCGCATAGTTGCCGGCCTGCAAGTTGGTGCGCATGGATGAGCTACGCCAGTTGCCCATACCGTACTGCCCCACGAAGTCCATGTAGAGATCGAACTCTTCCTGGTAGAGCTCCACGCCCGGCAGGCTGGCTGCGAACTCTTTCTCGGCCTGGGAGTTGAGGGCACGGGCCAGCACCTCGGCGCGCTGGCGGGTGATGGTGTCGCCCAGTCGCACGCGGGTGCCGTCCTCCCAGCGCGTCGAGCCGTGGCCGATGGTTGGCACGTCGCCCTTGGTGGGGATGACCGCGTGATCGGTGAAGCCCTCGTTGAGCTTCCAGGCGCTGAACCCTGATGCGCTTAGCGTCAGCAGCACCACAGCAATGCGCTGGCGCCCGTTCATCGCTGGCACTGCTCCTTGAGCGCCTGGATGCGGGCTTCGCTCTCCCTGGCTTCGCGCCGATCCTTGCGCACCTGGAAGTACGTGTTGACCAGAAAGCCCAGCAGGGCCAGCACCACGCCGGTGATACCGATCCAGTTCACCTGGCTCAGCCAGCCCACCAGGCCGGCAGCGCCGCCAGCCCACAGGCCCTTGGTCGCAACCGATGCTCCTACTGCCTCAACGATCCCTTCCGGACTGCTCGCCATACTTCCGCTCCTCACTGGGGCCTTCATGGGCGCCTCCAGACTGGTGACAAAGAAAACCCCGCTCGGTGGCGGGGCATCGATGACACGTAGGGTCGGTGCGTGGGGGTGTCGGGTTCCTGACTATTTCGCCATCACGGCTTGAAGTGGTAGTCCCACGCCGCGCACATGGGCAGCTTGTCCCGGCCTTCGCCGGTGATCTTGCACCAGAGCAGCACCAGGCGCTCGCCCTCGCTGTAACGAGGCTCTGCCCCCTGCTTCCAGCCAATCAGCGTGGTGCGGGCCACTCCGATCTCATCCGCTGCGCCCTGAATCGAATACTCACCCGAGCGCAGCACGGTGGTGATGACACGGAACCAATCGATCCGCTTGGGCGCATTCTTCGGCGCCGGCGGCACGACAGGCACGAACGCACGAACCGCCACGGAAACCCGGGGCGGCTCGGCGAACAGGGTCAGCTGGTCAGACACCGGCGCTTTCATCGTGCTTGCCCGGCTCGCCGCCCAGGGCCTCCAGTGCCAGCTCAGCGAAGCGCAGGGAGAGTTTTTCCAGTGCTTTGTGCACGTCGGTGCCGGCGCAGGCCCGTTGCGCATAGTCGCTCGCAGTGCCAGCCGCAATGGCCAGGGTGCAGGCGTCGGTCAGGTTTGCCGCTTGGGTTGGCTTGCTCATCTCTGGTGCTCCTGGTGGTGGCTAAACGCGCACGCGCGCGGGGTAGGCTGGGTTGGCGCACTCATCCGCTCCACCGCCCTACTCAGCTCGGCAACAGCGTCAGTTAGCACCAGCGGGTTGTTATCAACCTCGCAAGGCTGGATGGCATGGCGCACCCCGAACAGGGCGCCGCTGGGCATGACCATGTCGACGGCGATGAACACGAACCCGTCGACGCCGAACTCTCGGCAGAACCACACTGGCTTGCTCATGCGACCTCCTGCATCAGCGGGATGATGCGAACGTGCACGCCCGGAACTTCGCCGTAGCGCTTGCGCACGATTGCGTCGACGACCTGGACGTCATCCTTCCAGACGATGCCGTTGAGGCCGTCGTAAATGGCCTTGATGACGTTGTCCATGTCGGGCTTCTTGGTAGGGAAGATGTCGCCGGCCAGTGCCTGGGCCTTGAACTTCTTGGACTTGGAGGCCGGTACCGGCAGCACGATGCGCATCTCGACCATCACCGGGCACTCCAGCAGCACGCGGCCGGCCATGGCTTCGGTGCCAACCAGGGCAATCAGGCCCTCGTAGCTGGCGGTCTTCTTGGGCGTGAACATGCGGGCGTGGCCACCGATGGTGCTGACGCGTGGACGGCCCTTGCCGACTGGATCGCCTGGAACCACGAACTGAACCGGATTGAGATCAGACAAGGCCCACCCCCTGCAGCACCAGCATGTAGCAACCACGGCAGGTGCTGCCCATCATCGAGTCAATGCGGAAAGCCCCGTGGCACTGCACGCACTTGACCTTACGGTCGCCCTCGGGCTCTTTCCAGTACTTAAACCCTGCGGCCTGGCGTGCCTTGGCACATTGGTCGTGTTTGAAGTGGGCGCGGGATTTTCCGCAAATGTCACAACGGCCGCTCTGGTAGCGGACCTGTGGATCTACGCCGCGAGGCGAGCGCACTTGGGGTTCGTAGTTCATGCGTCTCTCCGAATGCCGAGCTTGGCCAGCAGCAGCGCACGTGCCGCTTTGCCGTCAGTGGGGATGTTCTGTGCGGTGACCAGGTCGCGGGCTTCCTGGTGGGAGCGAGCGAGCTGGGCCTTCATGCCGCTGTCGTGCTCGATGCCCTGAGAGATCTTGCCGTCGAGGGGCTGGGCGTTCTGTGCACGGCGCTGGACGATGGCGTAATTGCGTTCGAATCGCTGGAACAGAGCCTTGTCAGTGCTCTTTGCTTCGCGCAGGTCGAAGGTGTCGGTGGCTTCTGCCGCTACACGCACCGCTTCGTGGCTGTACTTGCCGAGCAGGGCTTCGTGCCAAGCGCGGTCAACAGGCGGCAGGCCTGGAACGTGCAAGCACATGGCCCTGAACTCTGGCGCCGCTGGCGGCCAGATCTCCTTGTCGTCACTGTTGGCGCTGGCCAGATCGATCATGCGGCGCAGGCCGTTGGCGATCTGCTGCCCAGTGAGTCCGCCCAAAATCTTTGCCCAAGCGTGATCAGCCTTCGGCATGTCACCGAAGTTGCTGGTCCACTTGTGGCCATAGGTCTGGGTCATCGTGATCCAGAGTTTCTCCAGCAGTCCAAGGCTCAGGGGCTCCGGAGCATTCGCCTCGGGCTGCTCGTGCTGCGGCGACGTTCGCTTCGACGCGGTCGACGGCAGAGAGACGACGTTGTTGACCAGGCGCTGCACGGAGGCCTGAACCTGTTCTTGATTTTCCATCGGAGTACCCCCCGGCTTGCGCCTGGCGTATGTGGTGTTTCAGGGACTGGGCGAGTTGGTGCTCCCACTGGGCCTGCGACTGCTCCTTCTCGGGGCGTGCGATCCAGTAAGAGCGGAATTCGTTGAGGGTGTCTTCGGGGACGGCTTTTGGGATGGCGTTGCGCATTGCAGTTGGGGCCCAGGTCTTCGCCTGTGGCAGCCAGCCGTCATGCATCGCGAAGTAGCCGCGCGCGGAGAGAGTAGTAGGGCTTTTAACGGATAACGGAGGTAGGTTGCTGATCAGCGAGTCGGCTGATTCTGATGTGGTTGCTGATCCGTCTTCTTCATCGCTGGAGGCCTTGAGTTCTGTGGTCTCTGGCGAATTGCTGCCTGGTTGTTGATGTGGTTGCTGATCTGGTTGTTCATCGGTTGCTGATCGTTTGGACGCACCATCCCAGTCCGCGTGTGGCAGCTCGAAAACCAAGGGTCCAATGGGGGTGATTACACCGATGCTGATCAGGCGATCAACGAGGGAGCGGACCTTCTGCCTGGTAGGGGATCCAGACTCATGCCGCCCGCGAGTAGGGGCAATATACAGCTCTTCGCGGAACATTTGTTCGCTCAAGCGACGCACAGCACCAGATACGCCGGTTCGATAGTCCATCCACCGGCGAATGACGCAGTACAGCTTGAACAGGTCCGCTGGCTCATCAGCCAGGGCGGAGTATTCCGCGTCATTGATCTGGAAGGCAGGCATGGGCCTACTCCTCGTCCAGCTGGTCTACGTGCTGTACATGCTCCATCCAGCGCTTGGCCTGGTGGAGGATGGCTTCGATGTCGCGCTGGTTGAAGCAACGCATCTCCATCGGGACGATCTTCAAGTCGAGGACTGCAAGGATCTCGGCAAACTGCTGGAACTTCTCCGGCTTCATGCGGCTGATCGTTGCCTCATCGCAACCGACTGCAAGCGCAACCGGACCGTTGCCGACCGATGCAAGCCGCTGCATGAGAACCGCCATGTTCTTGCGGGACCTTACAACCTGGTCCTGGCTTAATTGGGTCGTCGACATGATCAGGCCGCCGCTTCGTCGGAGCCGGCAAAACGCTCCGGATAGAGGATGTGGATCTCGGTCAAGTCGCCTTCGAACACCTTCGCCAGCTTCTCAGCCAGCGCCGGGGAGGCTTTCTGTTCGCCGCGCTCAACCCGGGATAGGTTTCCGGAATCGAGGCGGTCGCCCAGCGCAGCGAGGCGGGCTGATACATCAGCCAGCGTCCACTTGCGGGACAGTCGTGCTCTTTTCAGCGGGGACATGGGATTTACCTTCTGGGGTGGTTTCGGACCAATTCTGCGCATTGCGCAGATTACATGCAACAAAAATCTGCGCAGCTCGCTTTGCGTGTCGCGCAGAGGCACAGGAAAATCGCCACCCATGGATATCGGACAAATCATTAGAAAAGCGCGGAAGGCCAAGGGCTGGACGCTTGAAGAGCTTGCACACCGGGTCGAAACCGACACTGGCAACCTGTCGCGCCTTGAGCGCGGGAAGCAGGGTGCAAGCAAGGAACTGCTGGGACGGATCTTGGGCGCCCTGCAAATCAACATGACCCAAGCGGGTCAGGCTGATGAGGGAACCAACGTCACTTCAACCCTGCAGCCGACACGGAAAGACAAGGAGTACCCGTTGATCAGCTGGGTTCAGGCGGGCGACCTGACAGAATCGCCAAGCAACCTGGGCGCCGATTACGAATGGTTCCCTTCCCCCGAGAACGCGACCGACATTGGCTTCTGGCTCAAGGTCCAAGGGGACTCTATGACCTGCCTGGGCAACCCAAGCTTTCCGGCCGGTTCGCTGATCCTGGTGCGGCCTGATAGCGATGTGGTCAACGGCAAGTACTACGTCGTTGAGATGCTTGATAGCGGTGAGAAGACCTTCAAGCAGTATGTTGAAGACGCCGGCATCAAGTACCTACGCCCTCTCAACCCTGGGTATCGCACCATTGAGATCGACGGCAACTGCCGGTTCATCGGTCGCGTGATCGATACAAAGATGACTGGTTTGTAAGGCCTCAGCCTATTTAGTCCGCTACCTTCCGAAGAATCCCGCCATCGTGCGGGATTTTTTTCGTCCTCAGAATAATTTCTGCGCTTGACGCAGATTCAATTCTGCGCATAATGCAAACCATGTTCTGCGCAAAACGCAGATTCATGGGTCTCCTACGAGCCCAGCTCTCTTTTACAACTCGCAGATTCAACGCAATGGCTTGGAAAGGCTTTGACGCGCTGGGCGTGGGCGACTCCCACACTGGCTGCGCCGTATAGACCTCGGGGCCGTTGCACAAGATTCCACTGGCTGGCCTTCGATGCTGAGGGCCAGACAGGGAATCAACCGAGGACTCCACCATGTTCAACCAAACTGCACAGAAGGTGTTCGACGAGAGCATCGACCGCGCGCTTGCTTTGCCACCGGGCGACTTGGTGGCATCCGAAGCAGAACTCAATTACGCCTCTGGGCTGGTCAGCTACGCGCTGTTCCGTGGCGATATCACCCACGAACGGGCCGAGTTGATGCACATGCGTGTGCGTGCTGCTCGCCAGCGCCGAGTGGCTCTGCTGATACGGAAGACAGCGGCATGAGCGCCTACGACATGTGGCTCGACCCGCCCGACCTGGACGACGAGCCGGAACCCGAAGAAGACGATGCCGAGCCGGACGGCTACCCGTTCCAGGCCGGTGACTGGCGCTCGGATGAGCGCGACATTCTGCTGGAGCGCCGTTATGACCAGTAACTGCCGGGGCTTCATCGCCCCGAATGCCCAACAAATGATCGAAGCCCTGCACCGTCAGGGCTTCTTCTTTTTCCGCGACCTGCCGCTGGGTACCACGATCCGTATCCGTCGCGGGATGTTCGTCGTGAGGTTTCCATGAGGAACCGCTTCCCAGGCACCTGCTACCGCTGCGGAGGTCACGTTGCCAAAGGCGGCGGCCACTTCGAGCGACACAAAGGCGGATGGCGCACCCAACATGCCGACTGCGCCATCAAAGCGCGCGAGGAAAAGCAGAAAGCCCTCCAGGTGCTTGAGCAATGACCGCTGCCCAACGCCGGCGCCGCCACCTGATCTGGCGCGGCGCCCTCAATTCCCTCCTTGGCTGGACCGGTTGGCTTGTGCTGATCGGGCTGGCTGACGCCATCACCCGATAGGAACCCGCCATGAGCGATCTCGCCATCAAGCCAACTTTTAGCCTGGCGCCGCAGAACCTCGACGAAGCGTTGAAGTTCGCGGACTACCTCGCCAATTCCGACATTGTCCCCAAGGACTTCCAGCGCAAGCCGGCCAACATCCTGGTCGCCGTGCAGTGGGGCATGGAACTGGGCCTTCAGCCGATGCAAGCCATGCAAAGCATCGCGGTCATCAACGGCCGACCTTCCCTGTGGGGTGATGCAGTCATCGCCCTGGCCCGTAGTTCGCCGATGTGTGAGTACATCACCGAGACGGATGACGGCGAAACCGCCACCTGCCGTGTTAAGCGGCGCGGCGAGGAAGAGCAGGTGCGCACGTTCAGCATGACCGACGCCAAGCTGGCCGGCCTGGCTGGCAAGTCGGGCCCATGGACCCAGTACCCGAAGCGTATGCGGCAGATGCGCGCCCGGGCATTTGCCCTGCGCGACGTATTCCCGGATGTGCTGCGCGGCATGCCCGTGGCCGAGGAAGTCCAGGACATCCCGACCGAGCGCGAGCTCAACCAGGCCCATGTCCGCAAGGCCGAAGAGCCTAAGCAGCTGCCGGCCTACCCGGACAGCAAGCTGGATGAAATGGCGGACAAGTGGCGAGTAATGATCGCCAACAACCGCACCAGCCCTGAACACGTGCTGGCCAACCTGACCAGCAAATACACCGTTACCCCCGAGCAAATTGAGCGCATCCACGCTCTGGCGCCCATTGAAGGAGATCACGCCGATGCAAGTGCATAACGTCCAGCAAGGCACGCCCGAGTGGCATGCCCTTCGTTCCAGCTACTTCACCGCTTCGGAGGCGCCCGCGATGATGGGCGCTTCGAAGTACCAGACCCGCAACGACCTGCTGGCGATGAAGAAAACCGGCATCGTCGAAGAGGTAACCCCGCAGCAGCAGGCCATCTTCGACCGTGGCCACGCCACCGAAGAGCTGGCCCGCCCCCTGGTTGAGGAAATGCTTGGGGAAGAGCTGTACCCCATCGTTGGCACCAGCGGCAACCTGCTGGCCTCGATGGACGGGGCCACGATGCTGGGTGACACCCTATTCGAGCACAAGCTCTGGAACCAGAAGGTGGTGGCACAGATCCATGCCGGCGAGCTGGAACCGCACTACTACTGGCAGCTTGAGCAGCAATTGCTGGTCAGTGGCGCAGAGCGCGTGATCTTCGTCTGCTCGGATGGTACCCGCGACAACTTCGCCCACCTGGAGTACCGGCCGGTGGCCGGGCGCCGCGAGCAGTTGGTTGCCGGCTGGGCCCAGTTCGAGGAAGACCTGGGCGCCTTCGAGGTCAAGGAAGCCAAGGTCGAGGTAATCGGTGCTGCACCTGATCAGCTTCCGGCTCTGCGTATCGAGGTGACCGGCATGGTCACCGCCAGCAACCTGGACGCATTCAAGTCGCATGCGCTGGAGGTGTTCAGCAACATCAACACAGAGCTCAAGACCGACCAGGACTTCGCGGACGCAGAGAAGACCGTGAAGTGGTGCAGCGAGGTCGAAGACAAGCTCAAGGCAGCCAAGGAGCACGCCCTGAGTCAGACCGAAAGCATCGACGCCCTGTTCAAGGCGATCGACGACATCGCCGCCGAGGCTCGCCGCAAGCGCCTTGAGTTGGACAAGCTGGTCAAGTCCCGCAAGGACAGCATCCGGACCGAGATTGTGATGGACTCGGCCAAGGCCCTACAGGACCACATTGACCAGATCGACGCCACGCTCGGCGGCCGCATCCGCATGCCGAAGGTGCACGCCAACTTTGCCGAGGCCATCAAAGGCAAGCGCACCATCGACAGCCTGAACGAAGCGGCCGGCGCCGAACTGGCCCGGGCGAAGATCGAGGCCAGCCGCATCGGCGACCTGATCCGCTTGAATATCGCCAGCCTCAATGACCTGGCGGCCAACCACAAGTTCCTGTTCGCCGATGCACAGGACCTGGTGCAGAAGGCCAACGACGACCTGGTGGCGCTGATCAAGGTTCGCATCAGCGAGCACGAGCAGGCAGAGCAGAAGAAGCGCGATGCCGAGCTGCAGCGTCAGCAAGACGAGCAGGCGCGCCAGCAATCGGCGCAACAGGCCGACCCGCAGGAACAGGTCCAGCCGCAGGTACAAGAGCAGCAGGCGACCGAGCCAGTCGCCAAGGATGAACCGGCGCCGGCGGTAACGCAGATCACCAGCGCAGCGCCAGCAGCACAGCAGGCCGCTGACGATGGCCGCCGCATCAAACTGGGCGACATCAGTGCAACCTTGGGCTTCACCCTCACTGCCGACTTCCTGGCCTCGCTGGGCTTCGAGGCGGTCGCACAGGAACGCTCGGCCAAGCTGTACCGCGCCAGCGACTTCGAAGCCATCTGCACAGCCCTGATCCACCACATCCAGTCGGTTCGGCACAGCAAGGCGGCAGCGTAATGGCCAGCCAGACCGTGGAAGAACTCTACGACCGGATCGAGGAATTCAGCTCCATGCTCGCCGCCGCGGAACTTCACGCGTCTGGCGCCTGGGAAGAAGAGTTCGTCGAAAACCTGCGGGCCAACTTCAAGCGCCATGGCCCGCGCACCCTTCTGAGCGTTCACCAGCAGAAGAAGCTGGAAGAGATCGCTAAGTACTGAGGAAAACCGCATGAAAGTAGAGCACCGCGAAGCCATCGAGCGCGCCAAGCTGCACGGAGTCGATTCCATGACCTTCGCCCACCAGCTTATGGTGCACGACCTGGTCGAAGCTGTCCTGTTCGAGCTGCGCAACATCAAGGTGCCGTTCGGGCGCTTGGGCGAAGACGACCAGCAGGAGGTGATCGACCGCATCACCAAGCAGGCCGAAGAGGTTGTGTGGACTGCGGTTGGCATCATCAGCTCACGCAGCGTCGACACCATCCCGATCAAGATCGCCGACTCCAAGTTCAAGGAGAAGAACATCACGGTGACCGGTGTGGTGGATGCCCAGGACCCGAACCGGCATGGCCTGATTGATCTGTCGGGCAAGCTGGCCTTGCTGGTACTAGCTCCGAACGACTATGCCGAAGGCCTCGACGGCATCCGCGCCGAGCGCGACCAGGGTGAACTGCCGTTTAGTGCTTCCGAGATCATCGCGGTCGCCGGCCTTGATCGCCGTCAGAAGCAGCAACTGGAGCTGGCTGAACAGCAGCAACAGCAGAACCCGCTGGATACCAGCGATACCATGGCTCCGGAGTTCCAGAGCGCCAAGGAGTTCGGCGACTTCGACTACGACGACACCAAGCAGCTGATCGTACTCAAGTCGAACGGAAGCCCGTTCAGGGCCCATTGGCTGCAAAGCCGCCTTGCCCTCAGCACCGAGCAGGTAACCGCCCTGCTGATTCGCCTGCTCGACGATAAGGTGCTCGAGCTTGAATCCGAGGGCGAATCGTCGATGGACCACATCTACAAGGTCGTTGCCACTCTGGACCAGGTTGTTTAACCCCGAGATTCCATGAGGAATACCCATGAAGCAGGAAAAAATCACGCTCACCATTGGTGAGGCAACGATCAAGCTACCGGCCGCCACGGTGGCTCAACTGGCCCTGGCATCCGTTCTCAGCCAGATCGCACCGGTGCAGCAACCAGCAGGAATCCTGCCGGAACCGTTGGACATCCCCGCTATCGGCCAGCCCTGGCCAGGTCAGGGCGGCATCAACGGCGGTTACATCCCCGCTATTGGCGATGTGCCGGCCCACTACCTGATCTTCGCTCATGAAGATGTGGGCGAGCATGAATGGGGTGGCCGCTCCAAGGAATCGAAGGCGACCAGTCGCCATGACGGCAAAGTCAACACCGACACGCTGATCGATGAAGGCGGCCACCCTGCTGCCGAGGCTGCCCGCACCCATCAAGCGGATGGTCATGCGGACTTTGATCTTCCAGCAGCCTCCCAGCTTTACCAGGCCTGGGTCCACGGTCTGATCACTGAGGGGGCGTACTGGAGCAGCACGCAGCGCTCAGCCTACGGCGCGTTCTGCATGACCTTCGGTGATGGCGATCAGGACTACGCCGGCAAGGGCTACGAGCTCCGTGTCCGCCCCGTCCGCAGATTCTTCATTTGATTCTTCATTCATTCGAACAAACGGGCGCATAGGCGCCCTTTTTGTTGCCTGCACGAAAAGGAGCAGCACATGAACGCAGTTGAGAAAGCAGCAAAATCGACGACCCCAACAATCGGACAGGCCTACGGCGGCGGTTTCGTTACCGGCATCACCCGCGATCCTGAAACCGGCGAGCGCCACCTGTGGATCACCGCAGGTGCTGCACACGAACTTGAGGGTGAATGGGGGCCTCGAGGCTTGAAGGTCGAGGGAGCTGATAGCTTCACTAACAGCCGCGCCAACACCGAGGCCATGGCTGCAGCTGGCAGCGAGTTGGCGCAGAAGGTGCTAAAGCTGGAAATTGGCGGATTCACCGACTGGTCGATCCCTGCCCGCGATGTGCAGGAGCTGCAGTATCGCCACTTCAAGCCGACCACTGAGGCCAACTACTGCTGGAACCGGGATGGCGAAAACCCGAACAGCGAGCCGGTTGGCCTGCTTTACATCGAGGAAAGCCCAGGGCAGACCGTGCACGAGGCGTTCCTCGCCAGCGCTCCTGAAGCGTTCCAGCCCACATGGTACTGGTCATCTTCGCAGCGCTCAGCCGACTACGCGTTCACCATGTACTTCGGTGATGGCAGTCAGACCAGCAGCGGCAAGAGCAGCGTGCTCCGTGTCCGCCCCGTCCGCAGCGAAATTATTCAGTAATTCATTCATTTAACCGCCCGGCAACGGGCGGTCGCCCATGGAGGGAACCCAATGGCAATGCACACCGAGCTTTCGATCTACAAGGCCTCACTGGGCTTGCTCCAGATGGCCACGAACCTAACCCGCAATATCCCGCGCGAACTGAAGCAGTCGCTCGGGCGCCGGGTGATCGACGAGTGCATCGATGTGCTGATGCTCATTGCCCGGGCAAACGCCACGCAAGACAAGCGCCCGCACCTGGCCCAGCTGATTGAAAAGGTCCAGGTGATTGAGCTGTTGATGCGGCTGTTCAAGGACAGCCGCTTCATCAGCGTTCCCCAACATGCCGCGACCATGGAAATCACAACCTCCATCGGGAAGCAGGCCAACGCCTGGAAACGCTCAACCCCATCCGCGCCCGCTGCCTGAAGGTTACGGCTTTCAGGCCTGTGCGAATTGAATCTGGTCGTGCCGCTGCTCTGTGAGCACCGCCATGCGCATCCATGGATACCGCCGGTCTAAAGCGTCCGTGTAGGTCCAGCGTAGTTGCCTCGATGAGTAATCGCCGAGGCGACGTAGATAGCACGACTGGTCGCAGCGCTCAGCCAACAACGCATTCAACATGAACTTCGATGATGGCAATCAGAACAACAACGACAAGAACAACGAGCTCCGTGTCCGCCCCGTCCGCAGATTCGACCCCCTACCCGTTCAGCGAACTGGTCCAGGCCTACTACGATTGCCGGCGCTCCAAGCGCAACAGCAACAGCGCGCTGGCATTCGAGATGAACTTGGAGCAGAACCTGGCGGAGCTGCACCGCGATCTGGTCACCGGCCGATACCGGCCAGGTCGCTCCATCTGCTTTGTGGTTACCCGGCCAAAGGCCCGCGAGGTATGGGCCGCCGACTTCCGGGACCGCATCGTGCACCACCTGCTCTACAACCGCATCGGTCCACGGATCGAAAGCAGCTTCATCGCGGACAGCTGCGCCTGTATCCCCGGGCGCGGCACGCTGTACGCCGGTAAGCGCCTCGAGGCGAAGATCCGCAGCCAAACGCAGAACTGGTCACGGCCAGGCTTCTACCTGAAGTGCGACCTGGCCAACTTCTTCGTGTCGATCGACAAGCGCGTGCTCGGCCGGCAGTTGGCCAAGCGTATAGATCACCCGTGGTTCCGCCAGCTGGCCCTGCAGGTGCTTATGCACGACCCGCGCGAGAATTACAGCGAGCGCAGCCCGGCACACCTGTTCAACCGCGTACCGCAGCACAAGCGCTTGACCGCGCAGCCGGCCTATCTTGGGTTGCCCATCGGCAACCTGTCGTCGCAGTTCTTCGCCAACGTCTACCTCGACGCCCTGGACAAGTTCTGCAAGCACACGCTCAAGGCCAGGCACTACATCCGCTACGTCGACGACTTCGTGCTGCTGCATGAGTCGCCGCAGCAGCTGAATGACTGGCTCCGACAGATCGAAGACTTCCTGCCCAGCCTGGGCGTCAGGCTCAACCCTTCGAAGACCATCTTGCAGCCGATTGACCGCGGCGTGGACTTCGTCGGGCATGTGATCAAGCCCTGGCGGCGCACCACTCGCAAGAAGTCGGTGGCCCAGGCCATGAAGCGTACTGCTGCAGCGCCGGCTCAGGACCTGCGCGAAACAGCCAACAGCTACTTCGGCCTGCTCCGGCAGGCCAGCCACAGCCAGAAAGACCGGGCCGCCCTGGCCAACTTGGTGCTGCGTCGAGGTCACGTGATCAATGGCGAACTTACCAAGACCTACCCGAAGCGATAAGGGAGACACCATGAACCCAACCGCCCAGGCGGCCCTTGACCGGGCCCGCCACCCTACCCCTGCGCCTGTGTTTTCCACCATGACGGCGCCGAAGCCCGACAAACCCCTGCCGATGCCGGTGCCCACCGGCGTCATTAACCAGTACATGCGCCAGCAGGCCCGTGAGGACGCCCGCGACATGGTGGCATCGCTGAAGGCCAAGCTGAACGACACCAACGGCGTGGCCCAGGTCATCGAAGTGCTCAAGCGCGCAGCCACCGGCAGGCCTGGCAGTGTCGTGCAGGGCTATCTCGATGTGATCCAGCTTCTGCAGGAGCACGGGCAATGACCGCCCTGCGCCGCAAGACCGTGATCCGTGGCGGACCGACGAAGACCATCGACTGCCCGAGCCGCTGCGACATCTGCAACAGACCCCGCAACAAAGGCAACCACACCAAATGCAGCGCCGAACGCCAGAGGCGGGCGCAGGAGAAGCAATCGTGAGCAACGGAAAAGAGATGGTCAGCATCACCCGTGAAACTGCAAAACAGGCAGCCCATCTGCTTGCAGCGCATTCTACCGGCCCAAGCCTTGAGCTCGACACCGCGGAAGAACTACGGAATGCGCTGGAAAAGCCAGCCGAGCAGCACCAGGGCGAGCCGGTTGAACGGGCGGATTTCATCGTATCTGGCAATACGGTTAACGGAGAATGCACCCTTACGATCTTAGGACGCGCGTCTGTTGTTGAGCCGAGTGCACTGGCTGGCGATGGCATCACCGATGACACTGAAGCCGTTGCCAGGGAATTGGGAATGTCGGTGGTTGGGCAAGATGCGCTGACCGACCTCGCCACCTGGAAGCGCCGAGCCATCGAGGCCGAGTCCAAGCTACGCACCTATGACCCGCAGGTCGTAGAGTTCGGGGAGCTAGCCATGCAAGCGCTACTGGCTGAGCCCAGGCCAAGCGAACTGGTGCTGACCAGGTGCCGGCTGTGCGACCAACTGCAGGCCGACCTGACGGAGCGGGATCAGCGCATCGACTTCCTGGAACAGCAGGTCCAACTGGCCGACCACTGGCTTGAGTTCGCCTCATTCAACAACGTGGGCGAGCCAATCGAGCATACCCAGGAAATGCGCGACGAGTTCCGCAAGCAGATGATCGCTGCCGTGTTCCCTGACCTCGAAAGCCGGCCGGAAGAGCGCGGCACGCCGGAAACCGAACCCTGCTCAGGATGCGGCACACCAGGTTGGACCGGTGCCTGTAACAAGTGCGTTCCCTACTGAGGCCAGCGCCATGAGACCACTCACTGTCTTCTGGGCCTGCCTCACCTCGGCGGCCTTCGCCTTCCTGATCGGCGTCATCCTCGCCGGTTACGCCAACACCAACCGAGTCAGCCAAGCCGACGACCAGCACCCACCACCACCGGCTGGCGACCAGTTCGACGAAGGGCCGGTGCTGGCCCGGCTGCCGGCGCCACAGCTTTCCCCTGTCCGTTTCATTTTCTGAGAGGTATGCCTATGAACGCAGCACAAATCCCCGATGACGTTGAGTTCATCAAGATTGCCGAGGTCCGCAAGATGACTGGCCTTGGCACCACCACCATCTACGAAAAGATGATGGCCAATACCTTCCCTCGGCAGGTCAAGCTGGGGCCGCGCGCGGTGGCCTGGGTCAAGTCGGAGGTTCAAGCCTGGGTTCGGGAGCGCATCAGCGCCAACCGCCCTGGCTGATCATTCCTCCAGCAGGCTATCCAGGTAGTCGGCCCAGTCCTGCATCATCCCCCTGCGCTGTTCCACGAACTCAGCATGGTTGTACGCATCCCCAATGTGCGACAGCTGAGCGTCGATCCACTTCTCGTTGTATCCCATCTCGTTCAAGGCGGTAGAGAGCGTGGCGCGTATTCCGTGTCCGGTCAGCCGGCCTTGGTATCCCATGCGTTTCAACAATGAGTTCACTGTGCCATCGCTTATCGGCTGACGCGGGTCATTACGGCCCGCGATCAGCAGCCGATAGCGGCCGGTGATCTGGTGAACGCGCTTCGCCTCTTCCATCGCCTGCCGCGACAGCGGGACCAGGTACGGTGGAATCTCCCCGCTTTTCGTTCTGACCCTCTTCTGCAACTGCTTCACGATCCCTGGTGGGATTGTCCACAGGCCTTCCACGAAATCGAACTGGTCATAGGTCGCGCTGCGCAGCTCGATTGTCCGCACGCCGGTCAGCAGCAACAGCTTCACCGCGCTGCGGGCGTACTCGGCGCACTTGAAGTCGCGTAGCGCCAGCAGGAAGTCCTTCAGCTCATGCCGGCGCAGGTACGGGTTGTGCTGCTCTGGCGGCTCTGGCACGGCCACGATGTCGAGGTCTGCGGCTGGGTTCACCTCTAGCAGACCCTCGGCAATCCCGAAGCGGAATATCTCGTTGAGCCAGGATCGGCATTTGCGGGCCGAGTTCAGGGCACCGCGGCGCTCGACCCTGCGCATGGCCTCCAGTACATCGGCGCGCTTGACCTGGGCTATGGGCAGGCGGCCCAGCTCCGGTATCAAGTCCTTGTCCAGGTAAAAGCGTGCCTGCACAGCGGCGCCCTTCCTGGCTGCGGCCCAGCGCGGCAGCTTGAAGGCGTGCCACCGGTTGGCCACGGCCTCGAAGGTGTTCTCCTGGTGCACAGCGGCTTCAGCCTTGGCCTGCCTGCGCTCCACGCGGGGGTCAATGCCCTTGGCAACCAGCGATCTGGCTTCATCCCTGCGCTCTCGGGCATCACGCAAGCTGATCTCCGGGTAGGTGCCCATCGATATGCGTTCCTGGCTGCCGTGCCAGGTGAAGCGGAAGTGCCAGGACTTGGTCCCGTTCTTGGCCACATAGAGGAACAGACCGTCTCCGTCCTTGAGGGTGTAGGCCTTTTCCTGTGGCTTGGCCTGCCTTGCCGCTGTGTCTGTGAGAGGCATTTAGTACATCACCTTGGGCACCGAATCTAGGATGTGCTGCGCAATGTACTAAATTTTTCCGGCATGTACCGAAAGAAACCGTAACTCACCGGAAAAGAAAAACCGCCACAATGGCGGTTTTTTTTGGGGTTCCGGGACTTGCTGGGCCTTACCGAAAA